CAGTAGCATCTGTGATTGTATCAAGTTGCGAACGGGCTTCAGTGGCTAGGGTAGCCATTTGTTCCCGCAATTTGATGATATTTTCCATTTTTAAAGCCTTTTTTGATGCCCAGCCAACGGGCGATTTAATGGCAATAATTAGCGGGAACCGCCGATTATTATTGGCTCAATGCCAATTTCATGCGCAACCGAGCGGCAATTGCCTCGGGGTTGCTTTCTATTTCTTTGGTTTCTTGCGCAGATCTAAACTCACTCAGCGAGCGCAGACCGATGTCGGTATCCTGATAAGCCGGATATGTAACAATCGAAACATCGTACAGACTAGCCTGGCGGATAGTGCGCAAAGGCATGTCGCCCGAATCATCCCAGCTTTGCACCTCAGGACTAAAAGCGAAACTCATTTTATCCAGATCGCCACGCTTCATCTTCGGAACGATCGCACGCACATCAGGGTCACTAGAATCAAGCTCAGCAGACATATACAGTCCGCGCTCATCTTCTGCCAGGGTTAGCGTGCCCGACTTAGTGCGAGCCATTGGGAGCCCGTCATGGTTGATCAAGAACATAACGTCATCGCGGCCAATAGCATCAGCAAACGCACCGGGTGCAATCTGCTCACGGTATGAACCGCCAATGATAGTTTCGGAATTGAAAACAGCGGCGTACCCACTCACGCTGATTGTATCGCCTTCCGCCCGAATCTCGACCGGCTCACCTGATCTGATTTCTTTAGACATTTGTGTCACCCATCTTCTGTTGGCCCAGCGGCACCGTGGCACCCTGGACTAATAAATCGTTACCCAAGTCTTTATCGGGTCTGTTCTCTTGTGCCCGCGCCTCGTTCGGCGTCAGGATAGCGTTCTGTATGCCGGTAGCGTATCCGCTCATTCTAGTCGAGAAATCACCGCGTAGCAGACCATCAAGATTAAATTCAACGTAGAATTTCGCTTCATCGCGACCGAAAAGCTTCAGGTTCATCTCTTGCTCAACCTGCGTTATCCAGCGGCGCAGCGTATGTTTCACAAGGTGTAGGTCTTGCTGCTCTGTATTGCTGAACGTGCCGTGGGTCAGGTCTTGCAAGAACACTGGTGGCAAAGAATAGATACGCGCGATCTCTTCAACTTGGAAGCGCTTCAGGTCAACCAGCTGCGACTTTTCAGGGTCTGCACCAATTGGCTTAATCTCATGCCCAGCCGGTAGCGTTAACGCTAAACGGTTCTCTTTAGTCTGTTGTTGAATTGCATTCTGTAAATCATTGGAGGCGCGGTTCAATGCTGACCCGGTTTGGAAGTTTCCGGTCATCACGAAAGGAGGCACGCCGCCATTATTGAAGAATTTAGATCCGTAATTCGTTGCAGCGATTGCCAAGGCGATAGCATCTTTATTGGTCAGGATTGGGCTTATTGATGTAATGCCGTCAGACTCAACCGAGAAAAAGATATCAATAATTTCGCTGGCCGCGTAGGTTACTGGCTTAGCGTCACCGCCTGGGCTGTATTCATACGTCTTCCGGTTTGACGAACGCTTAATAGTAACGTCGGCAGGGTCCATCGGCCAAAGATTAACCACCCTTCCATTGGCGCGCTCAATATAAGTGATTGAACGACCACCGGTTAGGATGCGCTCGAACGTATATTTGCGCCAATCGAAAGAGCTGGTCTCATCATTCACTGCGTCATGGATAACAGTTTGCAAGCCGGAGGTCATTTTAACGCGACCGGTTTCTGTTTTTTCGTAGACGTTTAAAGGGAGGCTTGCGATGGTGCCGGAGATAAACTCGACGGCGGCCCAGACGGCGGGAACGGTAAGGGCATTTTCAAGCGTGACGTTAACGCCAGCGACTGCACTGCCGCCCCAGTTTACGGCTTGCGCCGTTACCGGAGTATTGGGGTTTTCCATTGATCGAACTTCTGGGGTTTTCTTAAACCATGCCATTAAATTAGCCCATGATGCTATAGTTTGAATCTTCCCAAGGCGACAAGGCTTCTGGCGCTTCAACTGTGGAGTTTAACACACCAATCGCCATAGTCAAAGCAGCCATGCCATCAATGCGTCCTGTTGCCTTGTGCTTGTCCAGCTTTCGGTTTCCGGCCGGGTCTTTTGTTATCACCGCGTTCGCCGCACACATCGTTAGAACGGGCTGCATTGCGTGCGCAATTTTATCATTAAGCAGCGCCGCTTCGAGTGCGTCGATAGCAGGCGACATATCCTTAAATCCTTGGCCGAACTCAATAAGCGGAAGGCTAATACCCTCCCGCTCACATTCTTTTTTAAATACATCGATGCGCCACCTGTCAAAAGCTAATGATACCAAATTTTTATCGCTGACTATTTCGGCAATTTCTCGCACAATAAAACTGTAATCAACTGTCGCGCCTGGCGTTGTGCGCAGATAACCCTCGCGCACCCACACATCATACGGCTGCCGGTCAACTTTAGCCCGGTCTAGCAACCCAATTTCAGGCGTCCAAAAATATGACTCGGTGACCATCATGCCATCCGGGTTAATGCCCAGCACAACGAACGAGGTTAAATCCGTTCGCGCCGACAGATCCAATCCGCCAAACCATTCTATCCCGCGTTCGGCTATTATAGCACGCCCGTTAAGATCCCAGACTGTCTTGGAAACGAACGGCGACATGGTGCTAACTCGCTGGTTTAGATTCAAGTTGCGGAATGTATTTTCAAAGCTCGGCATCCTGTTGGCTTTGTCTGCCTGCTTTTCCATGTCTGACATTGACCGGAACAATCCCAGCGCAGGGTTGGCCTTAGACCATTGCGCTTTGTCTAGCAGATCGCCGTCTTTGTCTGCCGCGTATACATGGCACACCGTCTTTTTCGGTTTGTTTTTCTTGGCGTCATCGATCAATATGCTGAACAGATCGGCATCGGTTGCAGCCTGGGTGCTAATATAGATTAGCAGCGGTTGCTCATACGCGCCCTGTGCCGTTGTGATAGCATCAATGAAATCAGATTGCGGCCCGCGTACCTGTCCCACCTCGTCGAGTATCGCCAGGATCGGGCTTTTGCCGTGTGCTGTTTTACCCTCGGCGCTGATCGCCTGGTATTCCACTCCCATCAGAAGGCCAACTAGTTTTTTGCTAGACGGTATAATCCGAATTTTATCGCGCAGCTTTGGCGAAATCAGAACACACTTGGACGCCAGGTTATAAACCTCGGCGGCCTGCTCCCGGCTCATTGCGCCACTGACTATCCGGCTGTTCTGCTTAGCTTCCGGCCCGATAATATGCGCCAGCAAGATAAAAGCTATCGTGCCAGTCTTGGCGTTCTTTCGTGCGATTGACAGAATGGCGGTGTCGGTAACGTGCGGGTTATCGTAAACCGCCAGGATAAACTCTTTCTGGAACGGAGCCAGCACCACGGGCTTTCCTACGTGATCACCTTCCGGCACCAGGCAATAGCTTTCGATAAATCCACAAACGCGCTCGCCTCGGGTCATCATTAGTGGGTATCGGGCCTCGCTAGGAATTGATCATCTTCATCTTGCGCCATGTTATTGCGCTTGTCGGCGAACATCTCATTGCGCGTTGACTGGTCTCGCGACTCGCCCTGAGTAGCCCTAGGATGTATCTGGAGCGTGCGGCTTAGCGACAGCGCCTGTTTGTACAGGTCGTCCACTATCTTGTGTGCTGGGCTTATTTTGGGCTGTCCCTTCTCATCTTTGATTAAACGGGAACTGGAAAGCGCGACAGAGTATTTCTCAATATCCGCATAGCAGCGTGCTAGGATTCCAGCCAGCATTAAATCATTGCCAGTCCAAGCATCGGCGGCGCGGGATAGGATTATAACGTCCCAGAACTTCATCGCATCATCACTAATGTTGACGGTTTCCGGCGGCTGCATAACTGCCAAGGCGGCTTGTGATGCCGCTATCTCTGCACCTGTACTATCGGAACGGGCGCGCCGGGCTGCGGCTTTGGGTTTGTCTTTTTTGTCTGTCATATTTCACCTGAATCTATATTGATGGATTTTGATATAGAATCTATATTGATGGATTTTGATATAGATCTAAGCTTCATAGTATGCCCCGACAAAATCACCAAACCTAAAAAACTCAATGAAATCATGCTCTGAAAAGAAATTGTACGAGAATGGCCGCTGAACTCCGATCAAGCTAATTTCTTTTTTAAGTATATCGTCAGCTTTGACGCCATTATTCATCTTACTAAGTATGGTCATTTTTGACGATACCATGCCACCATAAGTTGAACCTGGCATTACCTTGTCGACTATTATAAGTATGCCGCCAACATTTAAGCTTTTTTTAAGTCTTTCGATTGTCTCATTTCTTTTTGAAATCGGGATAAACATAAGCGATAACATACTGACAATCACATCATACTTTTCTAATTTATAATCACATATGTCAGCTATGATTATATCACCATTGCCACGATACATTGCCCGCATATGCTCTGAGCTATCGACAGATTCAGTCTTTAAATTTCGATCATATATTTCTTTTTTTAACTTTTTAGTTATATTTCCGGTCGAACAACCAACATCAAGCAGCGTTCCGCCGGTATTTAAAAAGCCCAAAGAAAGATGACACACAAATGATGTTGCCAGATCATACCATGGTAGCTGCTCCCTGACGTGATCATCAAAGTTATTTGACACGCTCTCGTTAAAATTAAAACTGTCTGGGATTTCCATCATAATATTCCAAGCCTTAATAAATTATCACAGACTGCACGATACATAAACGGAGTAACCATTCTGCCCAGCCGCTCAATTTTTTGTTGATATGTCCCGGTCAGTATATAGTCATCAGGAATAGACATTATTCGTTTGACCTCGGATACCGTAAAAGCTCTGTTATCCCAATGTCTAGGGCAGGCTATGCTAGACGCACCAGAACTTGCAGTTATGCACTTAGATACTAAATTTGGAGCAGATTTTTTCAATTGGAAATATTTTTTTGATTCATCACCGGGGCGCATTTTAACCAATTCTGTGTATATTGCATAAGAGCTTATGTCTGTTTCTTTTGCGTCCAGCTCATTAAAAACTAGACCTTTAAAGGCTTCAGACAACGAAACCATTTTTGTGTTTGGCTTTGGGTGCAAAAGCCCTTTAGTTTTAGGGTCATATATATCATTTCTTATGCCTATAAATATTACTCTGGTTCTGCTCTGTGGCACACCAAGCCATTTAGAATCTAATATTTTACACTCAACATGGTAACCCGAGTCGCCAAGCTCTCTGATAATTTTATTTAGATAACCCTTTGCCACGCCTTTTGCCAATCCTGCAACATTTTCGGCAATAAAGACTTTAGGCATTACACCTCTTAATATTCTTATATACTCAAAAAACAAATCTTCAACATCAGTCTGCTCTGAGTCTGAATATTTTTTTGTCTTGCCCCATCCTTTGTCTCTTGTACCTGCTGTTGAAAATGCTGAACACGGAGGTGAACCATCAAGCAAATCAAGCTCACCCTTTTTCTTCCCAATTTCTTCAAGTATTTGTTCTGGTGTTACAGCCTTTATGTCGCCATCTATTATCTTAGTACTTTTCCAGTTTGCCTGATAAGTAGCAACTGCTTCAGGTATGAACTCGTTAATGGCCAAGACTTTCCCGCCTGACATTCTATAACCTGTTGAGCTTCCTCCACCGCCTGCAAAAAGACTGACAACATTAAATTTATGGTTATCGTTTTCTGTATTTTCTGTTAGCTGTTTTACTGTTGGAATACTATATTCAGTCATATTCAAATCCACATTTGGGGCAGGTATGCTCTAATTCAAATTCACCTATATCTTTAAATTCTTCAGGGGATTCTTTCGCTATTTGTTGATTGTCTAAAAAGCTATCATCAAAACCTAGCAAATCTATATCAAAATCCATTTCAGATAATGTCTCGACCTCCAGCTTCAGCGCATTCATATCCCAACCACTATTCAGAGCTAACTGATTGTCTGCAATAACGTATGCTTTTACCTGCGCCTTTGTCAGACCCTCCAGCGTGATAGTCGGAACCTCAGCAAGCCCTAGCTTCTTTGCTGCCATGACGCGCCCGTGCCCAGCTATGATGCCGCCTTGCTCGTCGATCAAAACTGGGTTGGTAAACCCGAACTCTTTAATGGATGACGCCACTTGGTTAATCTGGTCATCGGAGTGGGTGCGCGAATTATTGGCGTATGGAATTAGATTTTCGGTGGATTTGTAGTTTATCTGCAATGTTGGCATGGATTATATTCCAAAGAAAACTGTATTAGTGTTAAAAGAAAGGTTCCCCAACG